CCACGTCTTCTATGCTGATGTTGAACTCCCGGCGCTCTGGTAAATTAGGGTCAAGGGTCACAAGAATTCTTCCATCCCCAAAATCAGATAGAACAGTAACTTCATCGCCTTTCACAAGACTGCACGACGTGCTTTGAGGCTGTTTTCTGGTGCGGTCAACCAACCCCAAAACGGTGCGCTTCATTTTTGCCTTCTTCACATCAACCTCCTTGTTTAGTTGCATGTCTTCTTTTCGCTGCTTCGCTCATTCTTCTTTTTGTTTCTTCAGAGCGCTTTTTGCCTTTGTTAGATTCTGAGAGTTTCTTTCTTGTTTCCTCAGATCTATTAGCGTTTAGTTCTGAGCGGTGTTTCCTCTTTTCATCGGTCCAAGTTTTCTTTTGACCTTCAGACATCTTCTGCTTTGTTTCGAGGGAAGGGGTGGGATACTCCCTTCCAGCATGTGATGCCGCTATCTTTGCTTTTGTTTCTTCAGAGTGCTTTCTACCTAAAGATGCATCTCTTAACTTTTTCCGTGTCTCATCACTTGGATGAGGTCTTTTCTTTGCTGCTTCGCTCATTCTTTTCTTGACATCGTCTGATAGCGTGTATCGTCTTCCCGTCAGTGAAGCAGAGATATTTCTCCGCGTTTCTTCCGTGTGGGGTCCTCTCCAAACAAATCTGAGCCCGTCTCCATTGTCATATCTCCTATTCAATAGGAGGACATCTTTTCTATTCTCGCGAATAATCTTTTGCTCAAAATCATACGCTTCATCACCAGTATCGAACTCGGCAATGATCTCTGGTAAGAAGTCATCAAAGTGTTTCTTTGTGATTGCGCCAGAAGAAAAATAGACAACTCCTAAGTCTTGGTGTGCATGCACCGTATTTGCTTCACGATACCCAAGATAGTATTCTCCAGTTTCTCTATGAGTAAGTTTGTAGACATAAGGTCGTGCTTTCATTTTGAAATACTCTGCGTTGATTTACAGGTATTTATAGTTCTGTCTATCTATATTCTGGAGTATTAGAAGGAAAGAATATTATTTGTGAGCACCGACTGCGGTGATGGGATGTCTTTACCGAGTGCGGAGAAGATGCCCTTGAGCTTGTTGTCAAACATTTTTGCTTCTGTCTGCTTGACATCTACCGAGAAGTTTTCCTCGAACCACTTAGGGAAGCGGGTGAACTCGGCAGGGAACGCGACTGCATCGAACTTGAACTGGTTTGGCTTCACATAGAAGACCAGCACCTTGTCACCCGATCGAATGGTCTTGGCACCCTTGTCGTAGATGTCCAGTAGGAAGTTGTAGTTGCATGCTGCACGAGCATGACCTGGGATGGTCAGTGTCCCACCTTTCTCGGTACGGATGGTACCTGGATTGGCGTACTCGGCTGCATACTTGTCAAGGTTATTTACCTGCTTAGCAACCCCCAGTAGGAACACGTTTTCTTTCTTCTTGAGGATGTGCTTGCGCTGTTCATTGACGTAGGTCGCGACCTCCTCATATTCGACACCATCAAGGATCATGTCGACGGTCTCCTTGAGGAAGGTCTGAATGATCTTTGGCGTATCAGCCTTCTTGATCTCGGATCCTTGCGTCTTCATCTTGTCAACAGCAAAGCCTTCAAGATCGACGACCTTGATCATGTACTTCTTTTTGGCTTGGAACAAACCGCGAACACCCACGACTTCTCGTCCAGCCGCGATCAGCGTGTCAAACTCTGGTTGACAGTTGAAGGCCTCTCGCATGAAGGATGGGAACGAGTTGTTGACGCCTTCTGCAGCAAGGTCGGCAATCTCGATCGCCTCTTCCTTGTTGGTTGCCCCTAGACACTTATAGTAGCAAGAGTTATGTGCTAGTATGCCATTTGCGAAAAAATAAGGTGCTGAAGAATCTTCCATGATCAAATCATAGACGTATCCATCTGTAGGAGGAATTTCCTCAATTGAGACTATTCGCTGTTCTGAGAAATCCATTCCATCACCTTAGCAATCGTAGCTTCTCTAGATTTAATATACTCATTTTCCCACACCACAAAAACTTTAAAGCCTCTTTTTTCTGCAGCTTCCCGCTTTTTAGCGTCTTTTTCCCAGATTGCGGATGCTTTTACTGCACCTCCACGGAGATTTACAATATGATCAGCGCTATAATGCGCCGGATTAGCATGCCAAAAGTCCCCGTTGAATTCGACTATCAGCTTCCAAGGATAAGTTATGACAAAATCAAACAAAAATGCCCGTTCATCGTAAATACAGAACTCTTTAGAAAAAACCCCATCGTGAAAAATAACATCGCTTGGAAGAACTGAAACCAAATCACGAATAAAACTACTTCCAGAGAGTGAAACGTAATTACCTTTAGTCTTGTCAAGGAATGCATGGTAGCGCTTAAAGCCCTCGGCTTCACCATATTTTCTAGTTAGATTTTCAAGTGTTATCCCCTTCTGCTTACATACCTGGGCGTATTTAGAATGACCTTCTTCTAGCCCATATTTTTCCACAAACCAATCTAACGAATTTCCTGCGCGTCTCTGTTTTTCCCGGTAGGAGTTAAATGCCTGGGTTCCTTTTTCAGTACCATACTTTGCGATAAGGTTCTCAAGGGTGACAGCTCTAGAACTATTATACTTTTTCCAATCTTCCTCGGATTTTCCCTTAGCTAGAAAGCTTTCTAAGCTATTCTTTCTTGAAAGTTTTTCACAATATTCCTTATAGCGGAGTGTCCCTTCTTCCTGACCGTAATTTTCTATCATCCGCTCAAGCGTGACAGAGCAAGAAGATCTGACCTCCGCGCTGTGAGTTTCTGCTTCTGGCCACTTTTCTTTATAACTTTTCAAAGTCGAAAGATTTCCAGAGCATGAAAATTTCAAGTGCGTATGAGTAATTACATTAACTTCCTTCCCACACTCTTGACAGGTAATCATTTAAAGTTCCAGTACGGAGATACAGACATCGGTATCTCTATTTATGTCCACCGGCTTTACTTCTAACAGTTTTCCATCGCGCTTGATCATAAGAGAATGGTCTTCCGTAATTATTACCCATTTACCATTCTCCAGCTCTATCTTAAAGCGGCGCTTTGGTGTCTTATGTCGATACACTGATTTTACTTTTAGCAGTTTAGGTGTTTCACCCTTAAATCCAAGGGCACAGAATCCAATACCATCTGCTTCAGCAAATTCTTTACCTGTATTTGTTTGATGTTTAATTGGTAAAGAATCGAAAAGCTCCTGAACTGTAAGATTTCCAACTGAAGTACTCACAACAGTTAGCGGGTCAACTGAGTCTGTATCCCCATAGATGATCGCGTCAGAGATAGAATGGTATTCATGGACTAGCTTGCCATCCTTGTCCGTCGTCGTGGTCTTGATGAGAGGATTGCGGGTTCCAGTTAGGAGCTCGTCAATCGTCTCGACCATGTGCGTCGTGATTGCACGTCCAGTTGCGGTAACCGAAGCACCCATGCGCTCATCGCCGAAACGGAAGGCGACATTGAGGAGGGCGCCATACAGAGAGTTCATCGAGATTTTCTTGGTCAGCTGCAGCAGATCGTAGTGATCTTCCTGAATCTTGTACTCGGCCTTCTTGATCGGATCTTTTTCATCCTTGGCAAGCTTGGCGTACTTCTTCTTTTCAGCTTGAAGACGCTTGCGCTCTGCGTACCAGAACCCGAGGATGTCAGCAACGACACCCTTGCCCTTGCCTTGGTCAAAGACGGTGCCATATGCGGAGATGGCCCATTTCTGTTCCTTGAGGACCGCCTTCCAGTCCTTGGCTTCGGCAACGTGCTGCTCACCGCTCTCAAGGATCAGAGTGAGACGAACATCGCTGCCCTTTCGGATTTCAGCCCATGCTTCTTCGTTCGAAGTGAACTGACCTACGATCATCTCTGGTGAGATATTCAGGGATCGGATGGTGTTGGGGTACAGAGAGTTAATGTCAACCGAACCGATCCACTTGTGCAGACCGATCTTCGGGGTCATAACGATGGCACCCTCGACCTTCTCATTGTGGCCGATGGTCTTGTCATGAACGATCTTGTTGAGCTTGTAGTGCGCGTGGTTCGTGATGCCCGTTTCCACGTAGGCCACGGTGCCAAGCACCGCCTCAAAGCCCACGGTGTTTTCATGGGCCATCTGGTTCGCGAGCGCGATGAACCTGAACTTTTCGTCTAGCTGAACCAGACCTTCAACGTCTCGGAAGTTGTACGCGACGAAGGTAGGAAAGTCGTTGTGGTAAAGCTGCTCAAGTGTTCCATCGTACTCAAGCTTACCAACGCCAACCTCTTCTTGAAGGATGTTGCCAAGTGAGTAGGACACGCGACCTTCAAAGGTAAACTTCTGGAAGAGACGCATGTAGTCAAGGTGGCATCGGCCAGTGAACTTGTAGATTGGTTCTTCTGAACCAAAGCGGTTCACCATTTCTTTCTTAGGAGGCTTAACACCGACGTGCTCCATCTTGCGGAGCATTGGCTCACCACCGGCAAGAAGGAGACGTTCACAAATATAAGGGATGTCGAAGAACTCGGAGTTCCAGCCGGAGATGATGTCCGCTTCCTGGATCCATTCCAGCATGAGCACGAGAAGCTCTAGCTCATCGCGGCAGATGTGAACCTCTGGGGTGTTACCCTTGAACTTCACTAGCTCGTTAATCTTGTTGACGAGGTCTTCAGAAGTTCCAGTCCATCCTTTAGGAGGAACCACCGCGGTCTTGTACTTCTTGGTCCACGATTGGTAGACCGTGACGCCATTGATTGGCGCATATGGATTGGTTGGACCAGCGAAGCCGATCTTTTGGGCGTAGTCGACCTCGATGTCGAGGAGGGCGAAGTTTACTGGGGGAGCTGGACGCCCATAGTAGTTGTCCATCAGCACCCGCTTTAGAGGCGGGATGTCGCTTTCAAACTTGATAGGAAAGTGACGCTGCGCATAGTCATACTGCTCGCGACTGTCAAACTCAGCGCGCACGAGCTTGTCCCCGAAGATCGAGGTGTAGGTACCTTCCTCATCAGGGACATAGAAGTAGTAGGGTGGGTTGTAGCGCTTGCGGAACAACGAGCCCTGCGAGTCCCTTTCGAGAACCACAATCTTGTCCGCAGCATAATCAACCCACGCCGCCACGTAGTTTCTGTCTTGATCTGTCGTCATGCCTTACGCAGCCCTCCTGTCATACCAACCCCATGTTGGTGCTTTCTCTCTGTGTTGCACGGATATTTAGGCAACCCAGGAGCCACATCAACCAGTTGGATGGAGGACTTAATCGTCAGTCTGCATGATAGCGTCGATTGCGTTCTCGAGTTGCTCGAGCTCTTCGCGCTTTTGTTCGAAGTTGTTATTGAAGAACAGGGAGACGAGGGAGTTGAACATCTTCGGCTGAATGTTCAGTTCTTCGACAGCCGAGTCACGGAGACCCTTGATGCTTTCGTTTTCGTCGAGGATCTTCTGCTTGCAGCGGACCACTTCGTCGATATAGTTCTGCAGCTTGCTGCGCTGCGAAGGATTGTTCAGGATGTCGGCGACATCAACAAACTGCTTCCCCACAACAGGTAGCGTGTTCTTAGCCATCTTGTTCTCCTAGATAGATTTTTGGATTAGAGTTGATATTCTATCACGCTTTCGCGCAAGTGTAAACTGTCATTCACGATGTAGGAGGAACTTCACGGGCTTGAATGCCCAGCAGTTCCTTATCCACGTGGATGTGTCCTTGGACGGTGTAGAGAAGTTTCGCCCCCTT